GGGGCCGCCATAACCGGAAATACCGAACGCGGGTTGCGCATGCTGCGCGCCCAATTCTGGACCTTTGTTGGCTGACGAAACGGCGGGTCAAGCAATCCCATCTCTCACCTCACGAAATCAAAATTGCGGGCTGCGCCGTCACGGCGCCGTTGGCATCTCGCGTCACAGCAGGCTGCGTGACGGTCTTGGTGGTGTCACCCACGTAGGTGGCATGCCATGCGTCGATGGCACCAGGAAACGCGGTGCTGAGCACGTCCGCGGTGAAGACGCCGGCAGTGCCATCAGGCCATGCGATCTGTGCCGCCGTCAGCGCGCCATTGGCGTCGCGCGTGCCGCTCACCAGTTGGAAGTTCTGCGTCTGGGCCCAGCCGAGCAGCGTCAAGTCGAGTTGGCTGCCCACGATATACGCCGCCACCTGCGCCGCCGTCACCTTCTTCTCGGCGCCTGACTGCGCGGCGTAGAGAACGTCTGCATCGGTGATTGGGGCGGCTGGGTCGAAGTCCTTCAGTTGTTTGCCAGTGGCCATGTCTGGGGTCCAGAAAGAGAAATGCCCGCGCTAGGGCGGACAGTGGAAATGTGTCTAAAACTGTCAAGCAGTTAGAATCGCAGATACAGAACCAAGACAATTACAATACAAATGCCCGTCCAGACAGGCCGCAACCAGTGGCTAGACCTTTGCAGAGCCATCGCCGTCACTTTGGTGGTGCTGTCTCATGGGTTCGAGCTATTTCACAAGGAAGGCCTCATTCCGTTCCAAACGGTCTTCGGTGTGATGGGAGTCGAGATATTTTTCTGCCTGAGCGGCTTCCTGATCGGGTCGATCTTCATCGGCGTTATTCACAACTTCGACGGATCACCGCGCGTGCTGCTGAACTTCATGAGCCGACGGTGGATGCGCACGCTTCCCAACTATTACTTCTATCTGGCCATCAACCTGTGGATGCTCTGGGGCGGATGGCTTGCAGTGAGGCAGGCCGACGTCGCGCAATACGTGGTGTTTGCCCAGAACCTACTCTCCCCGCACCCGACGTTCTTCCCCGAAGCATGGAGCCTCGCGGTCGAGGAGGTCTTCTATCTGCTCTTACCAACGACGTTCCTTGCCGCATGGGCGATCGTGCGGCGCCCGATGGCAGCCCTGATCACAGCGCTGCTCGCGTTGTTCTGCCTGTCGATGGCGCTGCGATACAACGCCGCGATCACAGACGCGCCGTGGGACAGCAACATCCGGAAGATTGCGCTGTTGCGTCTGGACTCGCTGATGTGGGGTGTGATGCTGGCCGTCGCGCATTGGTACATGGCTGCTCGACAGCCGCGTCTGCTGCGGGCGATGGGCTGGATCATGGTGTGCTTTCTGCCGCTGCCACTCATCGGCTTCACAACCGGGGTCCCCGGCATGTCGCAGGTCGTGTTCCGCTTCTTGATTCTCACGTTCGCATCAATCGGCATCTGCGGTGCGCTGTCGCTCGGCATGGGGTTACGACTCCCGGGCCCTGTTGTGTCTATCACTGGTCGTCTGTCGAAATGGTCATATTCGATGTACCTGGCGAACATGCCTCTCTATTACTTCGCCCTACACTACCTTGAGTTCGGACAGGCTTTCGGGCTTCGCCTAGCCGAATTTGCATGCTACCTGACGCTGGTGATCGCGACATCGGTCCTGACATACAGTCTCATCGAGAGGCCATTTCTGGCTCTTCGCGACCGGTACATTCCGGATGCACGCCACAAGCGTTTTGCCGCGGCAGACAGCACTGCCGCGGCCCGTTAGCCATTACGACGTCTAAGCCGGCTCCGCCGGCCAAATCGGCGCCAGTTCAGTGATGTCTACTCGGTTGACGGATACTCGATATTGCTTCCATGCAGTGAGCGCAGATGTCTCGGATGCGGTCGCCACACCGAGATCAACCGCATCTTGTAGCGGGGCGATCCGGACTGTCGCCATGCCTAGCAGCATGTCTCGCATGGCAGTATTTCCAACCAGGATGTCTTCCGCGCTCGGAGGCGATAGCACATAAGGCGCGAACACGCCGTCCTTATAGCTGTCTCCAACGCTGACGATTGCTGACCGTATATCGACGAGAGAGGCGACAATTTCCGCTGGGAATCGGCGATCAATAGGTACTTCATCTCCTTTCTTGAAAGCCGGCTCAACCCCTGCCGGAGAGTCAACCTCATAAGTCATCGGCGCGATGATCTCGGCGACGCGCCCATCATTGATCCGTGCGTAGGTTTTCATGTTCATGCGTACTCGTGGATGATGATTGCGCCAGCAGCACCATTGCCGCCATTGAAAGCGCCGGTTGATGTGCCAGCTAATGCACCACCACCACCACCACCCGCAGTAGTCGCGGCAACGCCGGCGCCAGATCCAGTCGGCTGGCCATTGCCACCGCAACCGAAGAACGATGACCCTCCGCCACCTGAACAAAAGCTACTGGTTGAGGATGCAATGCCACATGCACCGTCGCCACCTTTACCGTTGTACAAGTTCCCGCTGCTACCTACCCCGCCAAATCCATTGATCGTGACGTAAGGTGGCGCCGAAGCAGGACCTTGTCCGCCAACGCCGCCACCCGCGGCTGACAAAAGTGCTCCGAATGAAGTTGTACCACCCACACCACTGCCACCAGTCCCACCGGCGCCGATAGTCATCGACACCCCTGAGAATCCAGACGTGAGTCTCGACCATGCTTGACCACCGGCGCCCCCCCCGCCACCAACACTAACTTGACCTGCACCAGTTGCGATACTGGCACCACCATATCCCCCTCCGCCAATCACGCCCACGATAACGCTGGTCGTGCCGGACGTGGGAGTGTAGGTACCGCTGGCGGTGAACACGCGAGTTCCCAAGTAGCGGCCAAACGAGGCTTCGTGGATATATGCTTGGACAGCTTGCTGGACCTGATTAAAACTTGCCTTGTTAAGCGTGAGCCCAGCACCAGTCACCAGGTTCGCAAGCTCCATCATCACGGCATTCAGCCACTCAGCAGGGACGATCGTCGCTGCCGTCCCGCTGGCTGGATTTCCATCGGTGAAGAAGCCAGCAGTGCCCGCCGGCGTCGAAGCAGGCTGAGCCAACGCCGCGGTCGAGTTGTCAATCTGGTACATGGAATCTCACTGGTAGTTAAACTGCAGAATGGTGTGCGCTGGCGCCATCGCCGAGATTTCGCACTCGAGCACTTGATTGCCCCAACTCGCCAACGGATCGCCGGCGGCAGATTTCCCAGCCGCGAAGCGCACTACGGTGTTCTGGGGAGAATTGACGGACCAGGTGAAAAACCAATCCTGATTGCCAAGCGCCTGACCGCACGTGCTCTGTCCGCAGCGGAACGGGGCGTAGTTTGTGATCGTGATGCCGTACCCGAGCTTCTGGGCAAAGCCAATGAAAAAGGCGGCCGACTGTCCGCCCATGTTTGTGATGCGCGCAACCACCTGGCTGCGTCGCATCTGTGTTGACGGCGCCGGGCCGGAGCATGGATCCGGAAGCCCTAGCGTCGCCTCCCATTCTGGAAGCAACTCATAGGTGGTCGCCGGGAAGGCATCGATCAGCAGGTTGTTGCATCGCTGAGTCAGCCGGGTGTAGGACTTTGTCAGCCCCGCAACGACTTTGGTCTGAGCCGAATCCGGGTCCCGGTTCCAAACGCGACCCCGCGGAAGCAACGCCTGGAACGCCCGCAAGAAATCGGCATCTGTCAGGTTCGGCGCTGGCATTGGCCTCCTCAGATATACGTTACGGTTTCAAGCACGGGCAGATGACCGGCCGTGCTCATGATGTTTCCAGTGGGAGACGTAATGACAAACCCAGCCGTGCCCGGAACCGCACCAATGGCCGACTCAATGTCCGAGAGGTTGACGGTCCCACCAGGCGCCCCGTTTCGGAAGAACACGTCCGAAATTGCAGCGGCGATAGCCTGCTTCGTCGCCGCGCTGGCGCCGGTCAATCCGGAAATCGTGAAATTGATGTTGTCCCGGATTGCCGACACCGCATACACAAGAGCCGTCACGGGCTGTAGGCTATACAGCGCATTGGCGACCCGCAACTGATCCCCAGTCGCCTTCACGACGCTTCTTGTTTCGGCCGTGGCCACGCCATCTGTGCCAATCGGAAAGCCGCCCGACCCCGCATTTGCGAGATCCAGCATGACGTACACCACGACGGTGCCCGCGCCAAACCCGTTCCGGGCCACCCACGCCCTCGTGACACCCGCCACGCCCTTGGCCCAGCGGATGTAGTCCGACTCGTCACCTCCTGCCGGCGGCTCCTGATAGGCCTCCAGCACGCGCTCGCGATATGCTTCGTTGTCCTCGACGTCTGCGCCGCCGGTGAACGGCGATGAAACACTGCCGTTGCTTTGGATCCCGGGGATTGGGGAAGCCAGTGACATCTGGGTTCCGACGACGCAGTTGCCTGCAGCGCCCATATCGTTGGCGGTCGCCTCTACCTGCACCGTCCCGCCAACGTTGATCGACGCTGCAGCGGAAACGGTGTACTTCGCGCCGTCGCTGCGGATCAGACCCCACCCAGCCGGGATTTCCCCTGCCGTGCCGCTGAAGGTCGCGAAGCCATCCGCTGCCGTGGCGTCTTTTCGATAGACGCCCTTGAATGCTCCCCATGCCTCGAGGTACTCGTCCTCGGCCGTGTACGGGACCGCCATCCTCGCGATCCAGTCCAGGTAGCCATACTGCAAGTGCGTGAGGCCAGCCTGGGTCGTTCCCAGAATCCGAAGATTTGCAAAGCGCAGGAGCGGATCGGACCCATCCAACTCGCTCGCCTGATCGGCAGCGACGTTGGCCCGCAGTTCGCTCAGTGTTGGTCTTGCGTAAGGCATATCAGGAGATTCCGTTCCAAGCCCAGGAGAAGGCCACCGATTCTGTTGTGTCGTCCGTCCGTCGGACGACGATGTTCACGCCGAGCATGCCGATGCGCACCCACTCCACCAGCACGTCTACCCGCGCGGCTACGCCATCGTCGATCAGCCATTGCAGGCATTCCGTCAGGTAGTCGTGCGCTCGCGTCAGCGTGTCGTCGTTCTGCTTTGCGCGGTCGAGAAGCCACAGACGCGAACCGATCGGGACCGTCTCACCCTGATCGCCCCACCACCCGCGCGGGTCGCCGGTGCCATCAGGAGTCGTGTCATCGGGATTCGCCGTGCGGTCGGTAAAGGCGGACAGCAGCACGGCTGTCGAAAGGTCGTTCCCGGACAAGAGATCGGGCCCAGAAAGCTGCCAATCCCCCTGGGATCGCTCGACCATCCAAACTGTGGTGATGTCGCTCATTCGGTCTGATTCGGATGTTCAGTGGTCACTGTGCTGCCGCCTGCCTGGACGTTTCTCACCGCGTGGTCGTGGGAGTTGTAGACGTCCCGCATTTCCTTCATGGTCCGACTGTTCGTTTCGCAGTTGTCTTGAATGTCACCCGTGCACTGGAACAGCGGGGTATCCGCCACGATCTTGGTCGTCGCCTCGATCGTGGCAACAGATGCGTTCTGGACTGTCACGGACTGCCCCTTGGCGTCCACAACAATCCCCGCGTCGCTGAAATACACGCTCTTACCGTCTTGGCTGTAGACGATGGTCTCGCCAGGCTTCAGCCCGCGTGGCCGTGACGCCTGGTGGTTCGTGGCCACCACTACGCCGGCGGAACGGTCCCCCGCCAGGAAGACCACCACGGCATCTGTGTCAGCCGGAGGCATCGACGAAAAGCCAAACTCGGCCATGCGCGGCCGGTTGTCGCCAGTCTCCACGCTTGCGAGCTGGACCTGCAGCATTTGCACGCCAGCCCCATCGCTGCCCGTGCGCACCCTGCCCCGGCCGATCATCATCCGAACCCGCTGGGCCAGCGCCTCCAGTACACCTGCCGTCATTGAATTCCCCGCACGTCCGTACCCAACACGTCTGCAAACTGCGGTTGCAGCAAGAATGGCTGCGGCGCAAAGGCGTCCGGCGGCATGAGCAGCAAATCGGCGTGCTCTCCCTCGTCGTCCTGACGATAGGTCACTTCACCGATCAACAGCTTAGCGCGCCAAACCTTGAGCGTTGGGAGGTGAACAGGGGCCAACGTATTGGGTTCCCAAAGCTTCCCCGCCGCGTCGCGCCAACTATCGGTGGTCAGTCGCACCGCGGCGCCACGCGCAATTCGTCGGTTCATTTCCCACACAGCGCGCTGCTCAGTAATAGCTAGCCCGCTCGCGCTCAGGTTCTCGGCGATGATGACGCGCTGTCGGCGCCGCGCGACACCGCCGTCCGTCACCTTCGTGATCACGTTCAGACTGCCACCGGACAGATCCGACAGCATGTCCAGCGCCTGCTGGACCGCCATGTATTCAGAAAATCGGTCGAGCATCGAGAACACCGTCCCGGCCGACTCGACATTGACGCCTTCCTCGAACCCACCAGCCGCTTCTACCGTTCCCACGCGCGCGAGGACCAAATCCCCCGCCGCGTTGTCATAGGCCAGCGCGGCGCTGTACCGCGCAACCCTTTCGATAATCGACCAGGGTGTTTCGCCGAGCAGGATGTTGAGCTGCTGCACCTTAGGCAGGTCCGTGAGGTCACACTGGACCCCAAGCCCCTTGTACGGAACCACAAGTTGCGTTGCGATTTGCGCCAGGTCGCTGTTCACGATCTGCATGCCGGGCCACTCGGCGGCGCAGTCCACCAGATCCGAGCACTTGCTGCGCCCCGCTGCGGCCACCGTATGAGACTGCGCGTCGAATCCGTCGGAGAGCGTGTCGAGATAGCCAGTCATGACCACGTCGGTGCCCAGGAAGAGCTGGAACGGGTCTCCGGCGTTGACCACGACATCTGCCACACCCGGGTACTTCTCCGTCAGAGTGAGACTGAAGTCGGACGGCAGACGCTCAATGCCACGCGTAATGCGAACGTTGTTCCAGCCCGAGATCTCCCGCTGCTGGTCGCCAATGACCAGCAGCACCTCATTTACCGAATTTTCATCAGCCATGCGTCAGGAGGCCAAGGCCTTGAACTTTGTCGGCATAAACGCTGGGTGTACGGCATCCGCCTGCACAATCAGGTCATCGCTTCGGGACGGATCCCGATACATGCGCTGCGCCAGCATCAACGCCGGCAGGTTGTCGGAAAAACCGAAGTCCGCCACAACCGCCAGGTTGCCGCCCCGCGCCTTGAGATCCGCGACAACAGCCTTGTTCGCAGCCATGAGCTGCAGATAAACATCGTCCTCGCCCTGGTCGCCCGCGCGCAGTGCTTCGGCGGCCAGCACGCCAGACACCATAGCTGTCATAGCCGAGGCCTCATCCGCCGATCGGGGCTGAAACGCCCCCACGGCGAGGATAAGTTGGCTCACCGCGCATCGGCGGAACAGATCCGCGCATGCACTCTGCATCGTCGCCATGGCAACACCGATCGCCGACGACGTGTTTGGGCTGTGCGGCTGATACGACCCGAGGCTGAGCAGCAGCCGGATACGGTCATCCGGATCCACAGCAGACGCGGCAAGCGCAGCGGCAAGTCCCTGAGCCTTGGCCCCGAATGTCGCTGTGTCGCTGACGTGGCCGGCGGCGGCCACCAGGGCAACACCGGCCTGAGTGACAGCCGTCCGCGCGGCGGCATCGTTCCGAATCAGGTCGCCGACCGTCGTCGACTGCTTCACCTTCTTGGCGGCGGCTGAGTACCCGGAGTTTCCGCCACCAAAAAGTCGGCCAAAGTTTCCGGCCAGCGTCGACACGGCACCGAAGAATCGCTTTACGTCATGAACTAGCCCCACCGCCGCGACATACCACCCCAGTGCTGTAGATACCGCCTGCTGCACGACGGCGGCACCGAGCTTCACGGCGCTCAGGACCTGCTTTGCGAAGGACAGCACGGACTCGGCGTTTAGCGAGTCAGCCACGGCGGATAGCGCGTCTCCCGTCGACGTTACGTTCGTCGGGAATCGCTGCTCTCCCGCCTCGATGAAGACTAGGGTGAGCTCGAAATAGCGCCCCGTATCCCAGCGCTCCAGGGAATGCCCCTCAAGCGCGGAAACTTTCACTCGGCCCAAGGTAGGGTGCACGAGTTCGCCGTCGCCGGCCGTCTCAAACGCCCGGATCAGCCGATCGCGCTGACCGACCACCCCTCCCCCGCCATAGACGGCGCTGTTTTCGACCAGGAAGGCGGTCAGGTGGTAGAGCCGGGCCTCACGGCCCATGTCCTCTACCCATACTCCGTCCCGCTTCGGGTACCGGTGCACGGCATTTTTGCGGCCAAACGTCACCTCGCCAGCCAGGACGCCGAATGGCACGCCGCGGTAGGACGCCTGTCGCAGCGACGACTGCCAATCGCCCGGAAGGTCGCCACCCAGTGCGCCAGCAAGAGCGGACGCGGCAGAGGCAACGCCCCCGATGCTCCCGACCGCATTCAGAATCTTTGCCTGCCCCATGGCTATGAAACCCCTTCAGTCGGCATCGAAGTCCGGACTCGCGTCGTCGCTTCGACGTTACCGCTCGAACGAACGTTGGCGCGTACGCCTTGCGTGGCCCCGGCGAGCACGACTTCAACCAAGACCTTGCCGCCGACTGCGCCACCGGCCGGCGCCGCCGATGCACCGGCTTGCGGCCGCGCCGCCGAACCGCCTGAGGCGTAGACGGGCGCCATCGGCGCGCCACCGGACAGCTGGTTTGCAGCAATGGCGCGCCTGGATGCCTCGCCGTCCGCGTCCTTTGGGCGCTCGTAATACCGCGACACGATGTCACCCGCCTCTCCAGCGGACTTCGCCTGCTTCAGCCGATCGCCGGCGGCACGTTCAAGCCCTGCGGTCAGTTCGTGGTGGACGAACGCCAGCTGCTCATCGAGCGTCGACGAGCGAATGTCCTTGCCGGACCAGCTCTTGAAGTTGCGTTGCCGGCCGGGATGCCACTGGGCGACACCGTATGCGTTGCCGCCGTCGCCCACCGCACCCGGGTTGAGCTCGCTTTCCCGCTGAAGGTTGGCGACAATGCCCACTGCCTGATCTCTGCTCCAGCCGCGGTTCTGGAAGAATGCGAGGGGATCTGTTGCGCCACCACTACCGCTCGGGACACCGGGGACAGGCCCCACGTCGATCGTAGGGGGCATGCCATTGCGACGCGCCAGCTCCGCATCCTCCCCCTGGTTCAAACTCTTGCTATACGTGATACCGAGGATGCCCAGGACGACCGGGTTCGCCGCCAATGGCGCCAGCAGTGCTGCCAGCTTGGTCACCTGCCCGATCAGCGAGATCACCCCGGCGATCGGGCCAGCGAACGTGATGGCCGCCAACGCGATGGCCACCCCTTTTACGCCTCCCAGTGCGTCGACAAAGCTGCCGATACCGCGCGCCACCTTCCCCCAATCGACGGACTTCACCCAGTCGGCAATGCCCTTGACGAACTCCCCGACCTTGGTGGCGATCAGGTCACGATTCTTGGTCACCCATTCGGACAGCTGAGCGAGCAGCGGCGACAGAACTGGGATCAAGGCATTGCCGATCGAGGCCTTCAGACCATCGATAGCCAGATCCAGCTTAGCGACGTTTTGGGCATAATCCTTGGCCGCCTGGATCTGGTCGTCGCCCATCACCGATCCCAGCGCGCGCGCCTGGGCGACATACTGCTCGATCCCGGCGGCACCCTTTTGCAGCATCGGCAGGAGTTGCTCGACCCCAAAGGTGCGGGCAATGAGCCGCTGCGCCTGGACATTGCCGCCCTGCCGTGCGATAGCTTCCGCCACCTGGCGAAGTGCGCGCGTGGCGTCAACCGCGCCGGTCTTTGTCCGGGTCAGCGAAATCCCCAGCTGGTTCATCAGGATCAGCGCCTGGGAGTTGCGGTTGTAGGCCGCGTCCTCCAGGGTGTCGCCCAACGACTTCAGGCCGCCGTTCATGTCTTCGACCGACAGGCCGGCCAGCTTCGCAGCTGCCTGATACTGCTGCAGCTCCTTCGTCGAGGCACCTAGAATCGACGACGTCCGATCAATCTCCGACCCGAGTTTCCCCCAGTTGTTGGCGAGTGCCGCGATGCCGGCAACCGTTGCCGCGCCCGTGATGGCGCCCAGAGCAGGCACCAGAGCCGTGACGCCAGAGACGGCGCCGCGCGCCGACTTGGCAACGGAACCGAACGACTGGCTCACCTTGTTGAGGCCCAACTCCCGGCCCAGCCCCCCCAGCGACTGCTTCAGATCACGGACAGGGCTGGTCAGCCTCGCCATGGACTGATTGACACGGCGAACCGTGGCGGTCGCCTTGTCAACAGCCGCAATGGTGATCTTGAAGGTATTGGCCATCAGCCTTCTGCCCTTGCGTTTTTGATCCGCTTCATCTGGTCATTCCACCAGCGCAGCCGGGTAAGTGGGAGGGACCACGCTTCATTCGGACCCCAGTGGTAGAACTCGGTGACCTCGGCTACGCCGTCGGTCCAGGCTCCGGACCATCCTCGGTAAAACCCGCGAGGTACTCGTTCGCCTCCTTCAGGTCACGCTGGCCGATCTTCTCGGCGACGCCGCGGGGCACGCCTGCTACGAGCGAAATCAGCGTGATGCTCATGCCGATGTCGCTCGTCGTGCTGGTGGTCGCCTTTTCCAGCTCCCCGGCGGTCGGCTCGCGCAGGGTCAGCTTGTCGTATGTGAGGGCATCTTCCCCCTTACCGATCACCACCGGTTTGCGAAGGGGAAGTACCAGTTCTTCCGGATGGCCTGCAGTTTGATTCGTTGTCATGCTCAGTTCTCCGTAACGCTTGGACCTTCCCACTTGACTTCGATGGTCGCGTCTGCGGCCTTAGCGGTCTGGTCTTCGATGGTCCACATATTCCGGCCGATGATCGTCTTGCCATTGGCCAGTTCCGCAACGATGGTGACGTTCGTCATGTCGTTGAGATCCGCCACCGTGAGCCCGCCAGAGTCGCGGATGGTGGCCGAGATCGATCCGGGCCGCGGCTTCTCGCTGTACCCATGAACGTCGTCCATCCCGGAAAGAGTTTCCCGGGTCTTCTTCGACGGGTTGTATTCAAAGTCCGCGACGAGCATGTAGCTTTTGCCGTCGACGGACAGATTTGCGGTCCCGGCCAGGCGATTGGTGTTGTCAGCCATTTCAAAGGGCTCCTGAAATGCCAGGGGCCGCCCTCAGGCGCCCCCGGCGTCCCTGCTAATCGGGTTACTGGTTGCTGAACTGGAACAGCAGCGCGAAGATGCGGAGCTGGTTGATCAGCGTCGCGGGATAGAGCACGTCCACCCGATTCGGGTTCTGCCGATTTTTCTCGACGATGATCGACTTGGCGAAGACGTCGCTCTTCTGCACGTAGCCGCGATACTCCAGATCCTGGTACTTGGCGATCTGACTGCCGCGGATCGTATTCGGCGTCACGATTGCCGACCCGGGCGCGAAGCGCGTGCCGTTATCGGCCAGCTTCACGCGCGAGTACTTGCTCGTGATGTCGGCCTTCAGCTCGCGCAGCACAAACTGGATCGTGAGCAGTGTTTCGACCTGTAGATAGCTGTCGTCCGGCTGGCCAAACGAGTTGACCTGGTAGGTGGCGATCAGGTTTTCGATCTGCACCGTACCGTCGGCGGCAACCGTGAACGTCGAAACGCCGTCCCACAGCAGGACATTGCGGTCCGTCAGCGCGAAGCGCGAGGTGAGCGGCGGCGCGAGCACTGCGGTAAGCGCCAGCGTCTGCAGAGGCAGAGCAGCATCCGCGCGCGCAGAAACCGCGACGACGGCGGCAATGTTCGCCGCCCAGATCCAGCTGGGAGTTGGCGAGCCGCTGAAGCCCATGATCGACATGTGTTCGTCGTTGCGCGCCGTGCCGAACGTGGTCAGTTCGCCCAGCGTGCCGCGCTTGGCACCGTACGCGCCACCGTAGAGCTGCTTGCTCCAGCTCCACCGGCCCGTCGTGCTGCTTAGGAACGACTTCATCGCGTCGAGCGACGCAGTGTCGGTGTACGGGAATGCGATGAAATCGAATTCCTTATCCAGCAGGTTGGCCAGCGCAGTGGTCAGGTCGGGGTTCACCAGGCCGCCAGCCATCTGGGTAATGGTCACGGCAAGGCCCGGAGGCGTTGCCTCACCACTCGCAGCGCCGCGGTAGTTCAGCTGCAGGTCGATGTCGTTACCGGCCAGACCTTTGTTCTTGGCCGTCACGTTCACTTTGCTGGCGGTCGTACCATCCACCGCCGCCGTCACCGGCAGATCGGTGTTCGCATTGATTGCGGCAACCAGTGCGGTAGCCAGCTGAGCCTGCGTTTGCGTCGCCGACACGGTCATGGTGACCAGAATGCCCGCGATGTACAGGAACATCACGCCGGTCGCAGTTGCCACTGCCGTGAAAGCGACCGCACCCGTTGCTGCCACGCTGCTCTGGCCGTCGGCCAGCGGCAGATACCACACCTCGCCAAAAGGGTCGCCAGCTCGATAGGCCGCGGTCATCAGCGCCAGCATCGATCCGGGGCCACCGACGGTCTTTGCCTCGGTGGGACCCTGAGAGATCTGCGGTGTGTTCGGGACCGCGGTGCCGCCGGCGGTCACCTGACCGATGACAAGAGCGCGTTGCGTGCCGGAGCCGCTGTTCGCCTTGGTGTTGTCGAGCTCCGCGTAGAACAGCGGCGCGCGGAGATTCTGGGGAATGCTCTTGAACGGAATGGTCATTCTTTAGCTCCCTCGGTGGCCGGTTTCGCATTGCCTTGCATCGGGGTGCCGACTTCGACTACATCACCGTCGCGCAGGCGACGGTTCCAGTAGAAGTCGGTCGGATCGATTTCGTGGTTGTCGTCGATGAACTGCCCGGTCACCGGATCTCGGACCTTCAGTCCAGGGGCTGGTTTTACTTTCATGTATGCACCTATTGAGGAAGCGTGATAGTCAGCGCACCCTCATCACGGCCGTCTGGGCCGGAAAGGCGCTGCTCTTGTGTTACCTGCTCTCCATCGTCAAGCACTACGGGCGTCCCATCTCCCAGCACCACCGGAGCGCCAGGTTGGACAGCATCAGGAAACGCTGGATTCGGATATTGGCCACGCGCATCGAATGGCTCAATGGTGTCGACATGGATATTTACGGTTTCCAGCGGAACCGTTGGAATCGGATAGAAATCCTCTGGACCCTGGTAAAACTCCATGCCGATCTCCATAGACAGTTCGCCCAGATGCTCCTCGCCGCTGGGGTCCGTCACAATTTTCGACCTGAAGAACGGGAACTGCTGAAGGCTCGACATGATCTGTGGGCTGTTGATCAAGGCCATCTTGATCTGCTCCCGCATCACCTCAAGCTTGACTTGAAGTACCGACGCTGCGGCGTCTGAATCCTGCGCCGGCGCCTGCATCCGTCCAGTAATCTGGATCGTCGCTGTGACGTCGAACTGCGGTGCGTTTCGCCCCAGCGATGTACCCTCCTCGCTCGATGCGTGGAGCATCACGACGGGGTACTCGCCGGACCAAGTCGGCCAGTCACGCGGCGCGAACACATTGGCGCCGGCCTCTGTTTTCCCCACCAATGCCTGAGCCGCCAGGTCAGCAAGTTCCGCAGTCGTCGTCATGTCGACACCTTGTTCAGCAGACATCTGGCGCCACCGTGCCCGTCCACTCGAACTTCGCGAACAATAAAAGTAACACCAGCGCTGGGGATGAAGAACCGATCGTTTTGCTTCGGTGGACTCGGGAAATCAGATAGCCGGACGCCAAGCGTTGGACTTTCAGTCGTCACGCCGATCGAGCCGTCTTCCAGAGCAACATCCCTCGTGTAGGCCCGATCAAAGACACCGTCGATGTTGATGGGAATGCCGCCACCAACTGGCCGAAACTCCACCGGTTCAGCGAACACGCCCATCAGCGGCCCGAGGACCACCGAGTTCCAGTCGACGGACACTTACGAACCCGCGCGGCCGCTGAAGAGCACCTCGGGGCGGGTGCAAATGTGGAGCGGGTAGCTCGACACTTCCATCTTCCACCACTCGTTTCGGTCTCGGTCCATGATCGGCACGACGTACATCGGCTTGCCCGGCGTGTTGACCCACTGGAAGGACTCGCCCGGGGCCAGTGCGCGACGGAAAACGCCAGGGGCGCCCACAGGGAAGAACTTCACCTGGTCATCAGCAATCTTGATCGTCGAGTTGTCATCCGAGCCACGATAGTTAAGCCAGCGGATGCCACCGAACTCGAACGACTGGAACGCACCGCCGGCGTTGCCGCCACGGATTTCCTGGGCATCGCTCCAGTTCACGAACGTGCGGATGACGTCCGGGTGATTCACGAATGCGTCATAGAAGGCGTCGCCGCACAGCGCGAACACCTTCGTCGACGGCGTGAACGCGCCCTGGGCCTTTCGGGACATCGCTCGGGTGATCTGGTTGCACAGCGGGCGCAGCGAGTTGGCCGTTCCTGCTGCGAGGTTGAAAGGCTGCTCCGTCGGCTTGGTGATGCCGAACTCCTGGAACCAGTCGTAGCGGACCGTGCCATCGGCGTCCGTGAACAAACCTTGAACGGCGGCCAGGCGCTGGAATTCCCAGGTGAACTCGATGTTCTTCAGCAGCCCCGTCGGACCAGCGAGCCGGCGCGCGACTTCATCCTGCACCTGCATCAGTTCGGACTCCGTACCGAACGCGCGGATGTTCTGCAGTTCGTTCGCGTAAATGGTGTCCGAGTGGCGCAGTCGCGGAACGTCGAAGTAGCGGGCCTGACGCTTCTCGGTCTGACGTTGGGTACCTTCCTCGCCGCGCTCGCTCAGCGGGATCACGACGAGCTGGCCCTGGCGCTGCTCGACGACCAGCGCAGTGGTACGAATGGGATCGTCGTCGAAGATGCCCAGCTCGCCCAGCGCCTGCGGCTGGTACGGGTACTTGTCGACCGCCGCGGTCAGGCTGACGGTCGAGAACGGGTCCTGGTTGAAAATGTCAAGCGATGCCATTGAACGGCTCCTTCAATTGAAAAAGCCGCCTCGAAGGCGGCCTGTCGGGTTCGTACGAGAGAGGGTCAGCGACCGATGATCTTCAGCGCGAGGAGCTGGGCGAGCGCCGCCGTCTTGGCTGGAGCATCCATCGATGCGTCCCACACCAGTTCGGACGTGTTCACCTCGCAGTCGCGCACGACCACAGCGCCCGGCGTGTCATTCAGGGTGGCATCGACCAGCCCGAAGGAAATGCCGGCCGCGATCTGCGAGCCATCCGTTGCGGTCTTGGTGCAGGGCACCCACAGGCCGGTGCCGGCGGCGACCGTGACCGTGAAGCTGTCACCAGGGGCGAAGGCAGTACCGCCAGCCGTGATGGTGAAGCCCAGGCCGCCTGCGTTGTAGGCGACACCGGTGGTGCCGTGGCCAACCTGCTTCCCGGCCGGATCTGCCACGATGTAGTGCGTGGCGTCGTCGAACTCGACGGTGTAGGCGCCGGCCTGGGCGGCACCGACGGTGATCGCACCGAAGGTGCCATTACCGGTGTTGGTACCGAGTGCAGCCGCGACCGCCGTCGTACCAACTGTCTTCTTGCCCATCACGGTGCCGGGCTGCACTTTCACGGCACCGGTGAAGGTGCCGCGATCGATGTGGCGATGGCCATTCGGCCGGGAGACGAGAAAGCCGCCCGGGTGCCAGGCCTCGTTCAGGGGAGCGCGAGATACGTAGCTCATGAGGGTTCCTTAGAGTTGAGGACAGGTGGTTACGGGCGCTTGCCAGTCGTCTTGGAGAAAGCGCGGTCCCAGCCAGCCGCGGCCGCCTGCGACGAGCTGCGCTGCGACTCCGCGCCGGCGCCAAGCCGGGGGTTGCGTGCCGAGCGATCTTGCGACGCCGACGAAGCAGCGGGCGAGCTGCGCAGGATTGCCAGCGCCTCTTGCCGCGTCATGCGAGTCTTGAAGGCCAGGTTAGCGGCCAACTCGACGTTCCGGCCGGCAGCCTTCGAGCCCATGATGGCAGCGCAACGGGCCTGCTCGCGGATGCGGGCACGGGCGACGGCGCTCTTTCCACGCATCTCGTCTTCGTCGTCCTCGGCATCCGGGTCAGCATCGTCATCTTCGGCGCGACGGGCCTTCTTGTCGTCCTCGTCCTCGTCGAGTTCGTCGTCCTCGGCGCCCGGATCCTTGTCCTTGTCGTCCTCCGCCGCCTTGCCCTTCTTGCCCTTTGAGCCGTTGCCGCCACCATCCTCGCGGTCACGCGGCTCCTGCTCATCATCTTCGGCGGCGCCGGGCTTGTTGTCGTCCTCCGGCTTGTCGTCCTCCGCGCGGGATGCACGGCTGCCGAAGCTGGCGAGATGGGCGAACGAAAGCCCGCGCGCCGCAAGGGTGCGAATACTCATAATTGGTACCTCGTGGGTGGGGTATGTCAGCCCAGCTCAGCGAGCAGGGAACGGAATGCCTCGTCGGGCGCCATAACGGCATCAGCGAAGCCGATCTCGACGCCATCGGCGCCGAGAAACGTTGTCGCCTCGGTGCCCCGCACCTTGGCAACGGAAAGCTTGCGATTCCTGGCCACCGTGGCCACGAACAGTTCGCCCATCTTGTCGACATCTGCCTGGTAGCGCGCCAGCGCTTCCTCGGACAACGGATTGAACTCGTTCCCGTCGGCTTTCCGCGCCCCGTAGTGGATCATCGTCACTGCGATGCCATCCTTGGCCAGCGCCTTGGAGAAGTCGACATGTGCGCAGATCACACCCACGGAGCCAGTTCCACCAGTGCGGGGCACGACGACCTTGTCTGCCGCGCTGGCAATGGCGTAGGCCGCGGAGTACGCGCTTTCCGAGAGGACTGACCAGATCGGCTTTTGACCTCGCGCGCCGTAGATGGCATCGACTAGGTCAAAGCAGCCAGACACCTCCCCGCCACCGCTATCGATGTCAAGCATGATCGCCTGCACCGACTGGTCCTCGAGGGCCATGCTGAGGTTCGCACGGATGCCGTCGTAGCCCGTCATGCCGCAGGTCGGGCGCATGTAGCCAGACTTGTGCACCAGCGTCCCGGAGATCGGAATGACGGCCACGCCGTGCACTACGTCGTAGTGTCGATAGTCCGGCTCTTCTTCCTCAGCGCCCACGAGCTCGCTCATCGCGAGCATGTCACCGCTGGCCCGGAAGAGCTTCGTGATGCCGAAGCGGTCCGCAAGCGCTGCCATGACCATCTCCGCCTTGGACGGCGTGATGGCAAGCGGGGTGTTGAAGAGCCGCTGAGCGAGAAATGGTAGGTTGTTCATTGAGCCTGAGGTTCTTCAATAGGCGTCGCCGCCGGATTCGCTCCGTCGCCGAACCACTTCGGCGGGGGCAAACCCGCCTCCTTGAACATGCGGACTTCGATCGCGCGCTGTTGGATCACTTCTTCGTAGTCAAGACCCTGCTCCGCGCATTCGCGCTTGAGGGTCGACAACCCACCATCTAGGCCGAGGATTGCGCCCTGCTTCTCCTTGACCGGATCCACCCATCCCCGTGCCACGCCTAGCCAGTCGCATCGAGAGTAGGCAGTCGCCGCCTCGACAAAGTCTGGCGCATCCCGAGGAAGCACGTCGTCCAGGTCGCCGCGTTCAATCGCCTCCTGCAGCCACGTCGCATAGATGGGCGTGGCGGTACCCATCTTGAATTCGGCGTTACGGCGGCTCAGCGTCTTCCAGCTCTCCAGCAGGGCGGCACGCGCGCTTGAGTAATTCGTCTTGCTCCAGTCCTGGGTGATTTGCTCAGCGGACACCCCCAACGCGGCCGCAATGGATCGCAGCATTTCATGCGCGAAGTCCGCGAATCCGTCGTGCGGATGTGCCGCCTGCACTTGGTTGATCGCTTCGCCGGGTGCCAACGTGGGAATCCGGACGCCGTTGAGCATGGCTGGGCGCTCCTTGGACCAATCCGCGCGCAAGTCCTGGTAGAAGCCGAGCTCCTCGCCTTCACTGTCCATTGCCGCTTCGATCATTTTCGGATCGAAGGGGCTGGTGACGTAGGTCCCGAAGATCGTGGCCATCGTGGCGGCCTGCAGCTCAACGCCGTAGTAGCGCGCGAGCATCTTCGCGTGTGCGAGCACCGGCGTGAAAATTCCGATGCCGCGGTTCTGGCCGGCCCGATCGCGCTCAAAGTCATGGATCACCCGGCGCCAACCATCCGGATCGTGGCGTTCGACCCGCTCCCATACCATCGACTCGGCTGCGTTGTACCAGTCGTTCTGATGCGCCTTGCGGATGTGATAGGCGATGGGCACGCCATCATCATCGATCTCCACGCCGCCTCGCAGGTTCTTGGTGTCCACCATCTGATACGGGTTGGACAGCCGGTCAGGATCAACCAGCAGGAACGCTGTCGCGTACTTCGCCGCACCCCGGCCGATGCGCTCAGGCATCCAGTGCGCGACGTAGAGATCTTCTCCGTCAATGAGCTTGTGCCGCAAACCCAGTCGCATCTGCTGCGACATGGAAAGCTGGCACGAGACATCGTTCCAGTGCCCCAGATCTTCGGAGTACGCGCGCCACAGCGCTTCTACTGCCGACCGAAACTCGTCCGCCCACTCCGGCCCGAAGCCCTTCGCCAGGCGCCGCAGGTACCGCCAATCCGGATTCGCGGACAAGCGAAGATGCGCACCGACGGTGTTGTCCAGAATGCGCGTGATGCCGCCATTCGCCCAGCCGTCGTTGCGGGACAGGTCCCGCGAGCGGGCGACCATGCGGTCGCGGTACTGGTTAATTTCCGAGTCCGGCGAACGGATGATCGGAAACCACTGCCCCATCTCCTGCGTCTGCACGTTCGATGCTTCGTATGGAAACTGGCTCGAGTAGGGAGGCTGGGTAATACCCGAGCCGCCCCATCCAGCATCGGCACGCGCGCGACCGCCGGCGGGCAAGTCCCCGAAGGGCTTGCCCGTTGTATCGACGATAAGGGATGCCATCAGAACAGGACGCGACGTGCGTGCGGGTAGCAGTTAATGATGCCGAGAGCCTTCTGCAGCATTAGGATGCTGCGATAGATCTGCATGAGGTCTGTCGGCTTATAGGTGACGGACTTCGTGCCGTCGCCTTGGTTGTACGTCGCTGTGACGATATTCGCGCCGGCCGACAGGTCAAAGTAGGCCGCTTGCAACGCAGCCAGCCGCGCCTGCATGTCCGGCACGCTCATTCCGTCGGTAATAGCCATTGCCGTTCCTATGCGAGGCGACTCGTCAATTTTTTCTTCAGCGGCCTGGATTCCCCGGGCGTCGCCACGATTGCCGGATGAGGGGCCGGCACGACGGGCGCAGGCTCAACGTCAGTGGCCGGCATCCACACGCCCGTTTCCGAATCCTGCTCCAGTGGCACTGAAACCAGATCGGCGCGGCGGTTCAGCTTCAGCCCCAGGTGGGTCAACCCACACAGGGCCGCATACGCGTACACACGGCAATCCAGCGCTTCGTTGGCGCGCCCGGAGGGCAACTCCCAAACCCGGAACTTCTGGCCATTCACGACCTTCACGACCGATCGCTCGGAGGTGAGTTGCTCGAAGTAACCGATGTCCCGGTCACCCGGGAAGTGCATGAAGCCGGGGCCATGCTCTTCGACGTGCAGCCGGTTCCTGATCGTGTCCTTCGCCGCATTCACGCCGATGATCACGGGTCGGAACGAAGCCTTCGTCTTGCGCGTCGGCTTCTTCACCGGCCACACGGGATTACGCTTGCCGCTTACGGCCGACTCCCCCTTGATTGCCCATATCTTTCGACCGAGGCGCGCCTTGGAGAAGTCATAGACCTTCTGCGTGTGGTGGCCACCGGAGTCGATGCAAGCGGCCATCACCTCGAAGGGCCGACCGTCCGCGCGGTACCAGATCCGATTCAGGAAAGCGTCAAGATGGTCCCAAGGTTCAGGCGTCTCCATGTCGCCTTCGATGATCTCGTAGGCGATTGACCAGCTTTCCTCGTTCCGCCCCCACCCCACCACTTCGATCTCGAAGCGATAGTCCTGGGTGTCGATGCCCACCGTGACAACAGCCACGCCCTCCGGAACCTCTGCACCCCAGCGCTCACCGCGCGCCAGCAGCGCTTCCATCCGGAGCGCCTTCCCGGCGTTCGGACGGTACGGCATGCCCGCCTGGGTGTTCCACCAGGTCTGCTTTCTATCCTCGTCCCCTTGCGCCGCTAGCCACTTGGTTGCCATGTCGGACGGCTTGTCTTTCTGCCACGGGCTGAACAGCTTGCTGGCCTGGAAGCCTGCATGCTCGTTGTCCACCCGCCAAGTCCCGCAGTCGGGGCATTTGGCGCGGTACACGGCATAGCGATCACTCGCCCACCAGTCCCACACTTGGGCCAGGGCCGCGTCGACTGGCGAATCCCGTTCGTCTTCCGGCCCCCGCCAGGCGCGCTCATAGGCGTCCAGAGGCACATGCCTGCTTCCGCAGCACTCGAACGGGCGCGTCTGGTGCCAGCGAACCGTGTGCAGGGCGCGCAAGCGATCGCCTTCCGACCAAATCTCTCCGCACGACTCACAGGCGATGCGGGCGGTCTTCGGGTGGTGCTCAAGCACCGTCCCGCCTTCGTCACGTCGCTTGTCCCAGTCGACGTGCTTGAAGAAGTCGGGGAACATCCTGTGCCCGCAGTGCGGACAAGCGACCGAGGCGCGCCTCTGGTCTGAGTCCTTATAGCTGGCCTCGATCCGGCTCTCGTCCTCCACCGTGGGAGAACATGCACGCACGGACAACCAGTTGACGCCAAAGGTCGCGGTCCGCTCCTCCGCCAACGCGATCGGCTCACCCTCCCGGGTCACCGGATACTTGTCCACTTCGTCGGCCAGGATCACCCGAACCGGACGGCGTGCCAGGTTGTCGGGGCTACCGGCGCCGGCCAGCGCCAGAAAGCCGCCGGGGAACGCCTTGAACAACAGCGTTTCATCGGCATTCCGGGTCTTGCTCGTCCCAACCAGATCACGCAGCACCGGCGTGACCCGGATCATGGGGCTGATGCGCTCCTTGCTGAACTGCTCCGCCGCGGCCTCCTTCGGCTGCAGCAGTAGGATCGGGCACGGATCCAGGTGGGCGAAGTAGCCGAAGACGTTCTCAAGGAACGCCGTCTTCAGGAGCTGCGTGCTCACCATCGTGGTGATTACGTGCACGCCAGGCTCCGTGACGGCCAGCATTGGGCCGCGCGCCACCTCAACAGTTGAGGTAGACCAGTTGCCCGAGGTGCTGCCGGCCTCCTTTGCCAGCTTGCGGAACCGGTCAGCCCAGTCCGGGACGCTGATCCGCGGCGGAGGCGTCCAGCCCTTGTGGACGGACGCGCGCAGCCATTCAGCCTTCTGCTCCCGTGAAATTGGCTTCCGGCTCGCCGAGCTGGGCGATTTGACTGTGGACATGCGCGGTGAGAGCTTCCGTTACCCGATCGGCTTCGATGCCAAGCTCGGCGGCGAGAATCGGACCTACCCTGGTAGGCCAGTTCAGCCATGCATCACGCTGTGCCCGAAACTCCTCAAACAGGATTGCTGACGCGACATCCAGCTCGACCAGTGAGCCGGCCTTCTGTTCGTACTCGAGCTGCCGGAGCAGCGCGAGATAGTTTTCCTTCTTCTCCAGGGCGCCTGCATAGTCCAGCAGCGCCACGTCGGAATCAACGATCCTGCGCGCCGCATCGGCGGGCGACTCGTCGTCGCGCACCTCTACCGGCGGAGCTATCTGCGCCGGCGGCGGGGTGCGAACAGGGTGCGAACTGTTCGCAGGGGTGTTCGCACCCTTGTTCGCACTGTTCGCACCCTTTGCATTGGACTCGCGCCAGGCCGTTCCGACCAGCGAAGCATCGAGCCCGTTATCCCCGGAAAGCCTTAGCCGGCCTTGCTTCACAGCCCGCCGGACCAGCGTGTCAGAGCACCCTTCTCGGCGCGCAAACTCGCGGATGGAAATGGCAGTCGTCATACAAGTGCGAACAGGTGCGAACACCTTTCAGACTTCATAGCTGGGGTGAGATCGCGGCGCGCAATTGCCCGCGATGCACTAAGTAAAGGGAAGGACCCGCTCAAAAAATGGGGCCCCACGCGCCTCACCGCCTCGCAGTGCTGATGGCCTTCGCGTAGGCTGCTCCCAGCGCCGGCCCGAACGTGGCCGCCACCGTTTTCTTTGCACCCGCCCTATACCCGAGGACCGGCAGCGTCTTGTGTGCATCTTCGAACTTCACGATCAGCTTCATGCCGGCGCGCTTACCCCGTACGGCTTTGGTTCGCTGCCACACCCCATCTACTGTGCCCGCCTTCGTCTTGACCTTGCCGACAAAGACGTTCTTACGGGCCGCTAGGCGGCGCACTGTGGAGCGAGGAATGTTGCCATACTGGTTGAGGCGCTGAGTCACTGGTTTGATCAGCGCCCTACCATCCAGCTTGTTCACGCCACCGAGTTCATAGGGCTCAAGGTAGCGGGCCGCAATGTCCTTGACGAAGACTACCGCTTGTTGTGTCGTCTTCGTGGCCCGCTGCATCGCAACAGACTTGAGAGTGAATGGCGTCGGCCTGTCCAACTGCTTTTGCATGTCAGCAACTGCATTGGCTTGGACCCTCAGGGCCACCGCGTTGAGCGCCTGCGCCGTCGCAAATGGCATCTGCTTCCGGGCGAAGTCGTCGAGGTCACGCTGAAACTCCCTCACATTCGACCTGAGATTGATCTCGATCATGCTACCGCCTGATCCACGCGGCTGGCACGATTTCCGGCGCCGGCTCTTTGGCGAACACAGGCACCTCGCGGATGAACCGCGAAGGGGCCGCCGGTGGGAAAGCAGTTACCGTGACTACAGCAATCGCATCCTCCGGAGCGAAATCTGGCTCCTCAATACCCGTCACGATGGCAGGCACATCCCGCTGCCCATTCAACCAGACGGCAGAACGCATGAGAACCGTAGCGCCGAGCAACGAGGTTTTCGCAGTTTTAGCTTGTCTGGACATGTGGTTAGCACCTCAATGATGTGCATCGCACCAGGAGCAATGCCCAGGGCGCCACTGCGGGGCTGGAAAAGAAATGGGTACGGCAGGTAGCGGGCCGCCGTACCCGAACCCGGGCGAGAGGCCAGGGAGGAGACAACCAGGAAGAAATCAGATGGATGGGCACATACGCCAGCGCGCCGTCACTGTCGGGCGGCCGCGCTTCGCCGCGCGCAGGCGGAACGTCTCGAAAGCATTCAGCCCACAAACCCGTGGCAGACCCAACAGAGCCAAGTGTGCGTTTGCGGACGGCAGCTGCCCCCAAGCCCAGCGGCAAAAGCCCGCGAATGCCTTACAGAACAATGCCGCAAGAACCACCACAAGACGCGCGAGTGCGTCGACCAGCTTCCGGAAATCCGATTTGAATGCGAGGATGCTCATGCGCAACTCCATAAGGGAAAACGAAAAAGCCCGCGCGGCGAACCGGGCGGGCTTTGGATCCATCGCGTTCCGTTCAGAGACACGCACCCCTCCTATGGGATGCTATGTCTCGGTCTGAACCGGTAACGCCGCGATGGGCAATCAGTAATCTGTCACGAAGAATAATGCAACTCTAGTGATTTTGCAAGTTGGAACTCGGTCCTCCGCATCGGCTTCCGTCATACCATCACATTCCTTCCCGATACTTCGGCGATCAGCCTGTCGGCGTGCGTTACGACCAGCTCGCGTGCACGGATTCCATCCAGGACATGCGACATCACCGTCATGGCCTTAGCGTGACGCACCTTCCAATGTTTGAGCGTATTCGGAGACTGACCATATTTCCGCACTAGGATTCGACATACCAACTCGGCCGACAGCCGGTGCACATAGTGATATTGCAGGAGACGTTTCGCAAGCGGGTCATGGATCGCCTGCCAAGCTTGCTCGAGCAACCAACCGTCTTCTACGTCCAGCGGCACAACCTGTTGAGGCGCACCACAATCGTCCTGCCGACTTAGAGCGGTCGCCAGCTTTGCCCAAGATGCACAGTGTTTTGGCTGCCACCTTGGGTCTCTAACCACCCTACCCCAGTTCTCCAGTCTCGCCTCTATCGTCATCCGTTTCCCCGCTCAAACAACTCGCATCGTCTGCCGTACTGACGGCGCTTGAACTTGCAAACTCGCTCTCTCTCCCCGTCGGCATCCTTGAATGGCGATCGATTCGAACAATCCCCACATGCCTTGTCTGCTCGCGCCGCCTCCTCCTGGTGTCGAATTGCGACCTCTTCGGGAGTCAGTCGGTACATATAGCTAGGATGGATCATTGAATCTGGTCCATATCGCTAACTTTCTCCTCAATATCGCCATCCAGATCGTCTTCAGTCCGCGACATCACATGACGCCTAACAGGCAAATCTATATCCGCCAACCGGATACCCCACGCCTCCAGCAGAGGAGCAGCTTCATATGCCAACCTCTGCCTCGCTGACATATGACCTCGTTTCATCCGTTTCGGAACGAAGCTCTCCATCGCGGCGGCATCCACACATGTCCAAATCACCGGCGGCGTTGCACTGCCAGTGCGCTTCCCCTGATGCCGACGTATAAGCCCGCGCTTTTCCAAACGCTCCAGCGAACCGCTCACGCCCTGGCGGCTTATGCCGAGGCATTGGGCGAAATGCGCGGCCACTACAGCCTCACCACGCAGGAAAGCAGCACGCAGCGCCTCCCCGATCATTCTCCGGTCTTGGTTTTCACTCATGGCGCATCAAACCCCACAGGACCGACCCCACAATGACGGCCATCATGAAAACCACGAAGCCTTCGCAAATCTCCCCGGCGCTCATCGAATCTCCTTGATCTCAAACCCGAGCACAGCCATCAGGTGCCGCTTGATGCGATACCCTTCCGTCAACTTGCCCTTCACATCCTCGACTGTGTCTCTGTCCGCGCCGTCCTCGCGGTAGACGAAGTCTGCGATGTACCGCAGCGCTGGCCGCTTCCTGCCCTGGATCACCACTGCCGGCGCGAGCTCGAAAACCACCTGGCGGCGCAGGTCGCTGATCTGACCAACCCTCTCATGCAATGCCAGCTCCAGATACCGAGCAAATTCCCGCCTGCTATCGAAACTCATGCCCTGGTGCTGGACCCGCTGATTTCCATACTTGCTCGGCCTAGTCGGTGCTTTGCCTCCCAAGCCGCCCGCGCGTCGCGCCGAAGCCGTTCCGCCGATTCCAATCCGCGGCGCTTCTCCACCGCCACCAGGTAGATCTTGATCGCCGGCGGTGCCAACGTGATCAACCACCTGACTTCGCATTCGTGCCGATAGGCTTCGTCCGTTCGCATTGCGCTTTCCCCTCATGCTGGCTCCAGCAGACATGCGCCACGGAATGCCTCGGCAACGGCTTCTTCTGCCGTCTTGTGGTAGCTTTCGCGCCAATAGCCGTCGTAGGAGTAGCAGCCCCGAGAATCGATGACGCGGATGTACCAACCAACCTCGTCGTACTGCACCCAGACCAGGTTTCCGCGCCAACGGCCTATAACCTCGTCTCGCGTCTCCGCCTCAAGCGGGCCGGCCGCGCGTAACCGGCGCATCGGCGTCCACTTCATGCTTGTACCTCAACCGGCGGGTGCCCATGGAACTGCTCAAACACCTGGGCATAGGCCGAATTCTTGGACTTGAGCAACGCCGCTTCCCACTCATCGCGCCACTTGCCTGGGCCAGCGTCACGGAACACCCGCGTCTTGAAAACCCATTCCGGCTCGCCAGAACAGCGCTTGACACCGAGATCGACGCCCTTGGCCTCGATTCCGGACGCTGAACGCCACCAAACCCCGATTTCGACGGCGGCCGCCCCCGACACACCAGGCGCAGCATCAGCATCAGCCACTGCCTTGCGCGTCGATTCGATCATTCGCAGGACGTAGCGGGCATTCGGCTGCTCGCCAGGCTTCTTCACCCGGAAGGCATCGATGTGCTCGGCGATTTCGAGATCCGTCACGGCCAGCCGGGTCATCTCAAGCACCTCGGCGGAATTGCTCGTGACCGGCATCGAGTAGGTCTTGCGCAACAGGACGGCGATCTGCACTGGCCGGGGGTTGACCTCGCCCGTCATCGGATTCGTGATGTGACCTGCCGGCGCGCCCGCGCCACGGTTCACTGACGGTTCATGACGGTTAACTGATGATTCGGGTGCAATAGCTGTTGCACCCTTTCCTGTCTCAGATTGCACCCTTTCTTGTTCTGATTTGCACCCTTTCTTGTCTTCAGTTGCACCCTTCTCGCTTTCTAACGGCGCAAAATTTGCATCCTTTGAATCGAGGGACTGGACTGCCGAAAAGGGCGCAATTTCTGCACCGTTCATCCACGCAGGATTGATCCGGTATTCGCGTGTTCGTCCCTTCGAGTCAGCTCCGGGCTTGCGCCCTCCCTTGCCGCCATTGACGAGGATCAGCCAGCCGCACTCCTCCATGTGGCGGAGTTGGTATTGCACGGCGCGCCGCGATTGCCGCGTCTTGGCGGCAAGTCGGTCGACCGAAGGGAAAATGCTGGTACCGTCGTCGTGGGCATGGTCTGCGAGCGCAAGGGCCAGCAGCATCTCGCCACCACCCTCCGGGTACCGCTCGAAGACCATTCCAGTAACCTTTGCGCTCATTCGCGCTCCTCCATACCCGCCAGCTTCAGCGCACGCACCGGCACCCAGCGGGCATATGCGGCGTCCCAGTAGGCTCGCCGCTCCTCTTTGCTCAGCCGCTTTCCCTGGTCCAACTCGTGGTGGCACCAGGCGCAGCCCGGTACCGTCTTTTCGTCGGCCGCCTTGATCCCCTTTCCCTTGCCATGGGCCAACTGGTTCGAGTGGCAGGCCACCACCGTGTCACTGTCGTGCGAGGGCGCGCCGGAGATCAGGAGGTAGCATGGCTCGCCGCGGCAAGCCTCGGCAAAACGGCGCTCGGCCACTGGCCGGCGCTTTGCTCGCTTCTTCCGGAATGGGCTCGGCACTAAGCCGGCAGCCTGCTTCAGCCAGGTCGTGGCACGCAACGGCGTGCGGCGCTGGAGAGGCGCTCCACGTTTCATCGGCCTGGAAATTCGGCCGATCATGCTGCCACCTCGAAGAGACTGACCTGTGGACTGGGGCGGCCCTGTAAGCTGAGTTTGGTGGAGCATGCCGGATTGATCCATAACACCTCTGTACGCACCGCAGTTCCACGCCCAGCGCTGATGCGCGCAGCCTTTTCGTGGCGCCCCCATCCTGCAAGCCTAGCGTCGTACATTTGGGATGGGTATCCACAAAGCACCACCATGCCGCGCAAGGCATGAACAGCATCGAGCAATTCAAGATGCAATGCGTCATCCATCTCGTGCCGGTAATAGCAATTACTGCCCATCGAGCGAGTGGCATGAAGGTATGGTGGGTCAACGAAATGCAGGGTTTCAGGGCCATCGTGCTGCTTCATCACCTCGATAGCCGGCCGGTTTTCGATGAGAACAGCCTGCAACCGCTGCCCAGCAGCCCCGATCGCAGATGGATAGAGCGCCCACAATTGCTGCGTCGTACCATATTCCCGCTTCGTGTCGATGCGGAACCCGGTAGCACCTTTGGTGGCACCTGCAGAGCCAAACCCCATCTGGGCTCTGATAGCCAGCCGGCGGGCGCTTTCAATCAGATCGGTCGCCGGCTCCCACGCGAGATCGAACTCCTCCCGCGCGTAGGGTGTGAAGGCGCATGCCTCAATAAGCTGGGCGCGCATAACGGGATCACGCAGCACCCTGAAGAAGTTGACTACCTCGCCGTCCAGATCGTTGTACACCTCAGCATACGAGCGAGCTTTCTGCAGAAGCACACCGGCAGCCCCGCCAAATGGCTCCACGTAACACGTATGCGGCGGGAAATAGCCCATCACCCATTCAGCAAGTCGGAATTTGGCACCGTGATACCTCAGTGCCGGGCGGGATACCTCGGCCATCAGAACGGTGCTCCCTGCGGATGCGGCGCCAGACGGCGGACAGGGTGAATCGCGCGGCCCGTGATCATGCTGACACCTCATCGTCGGCCAGAATGACGAAGCCCAATCGCTCCGCGATATGGCGCTCCAGCGTCGCACCCCGCGACAACTCCCAGCCAGGGAGAAGAAAGATCGCCTCGCACGTGACCAGTTCGCGGATGTCAGCGCGCATGCATTCGAGCCATCCCGCGCTGGGGTCGGTATTGATCTCAGCCGGATTCACGGCGTGATGCCCTTCCGCGCGCAGTCGGCGAGCAGCCTCATGGAAGGCCGGGAAATTCAGGTTCGGGATGCCCGTCATCGGGCCGGAGATATAGACCTTCATGCTGTGTCCTATGCCGCTTTGGCGACCGCAGCATCGAATGAATCGACGGCCGCGACAGCCGAAGGCAAACCAGGAAGCTCGCCCGCCTCTTCCATGCCCAGCACCCAGCGCAATACCGCCGCTCGAGCGCCGGATGCGCGCTCCAGCTCAGCCAGAACCTGCTTGCGGGTTTTCATGCGCGGCGCAGCATCGCCCATCACCTCTCGCTGCGCCGCCGCCCGGGCGCGTGCCGGCTTATCGTTGCCGGCCTGGACCAGCTCCTTGACCTTGGCCCGCTGCTCGTCGGGCGCGAGCTTCACCAGTTGGCGCGCTTGGGTGACGCTGATCTGGTTCTGCTCCACCGCTTCCTGCACCGCAGCGCAGCAGTCCAGCAGCGCCAGCGTGGCCTTGACCGTCTGCGTGGTGCAGCCAAACAGGACGGCGAGTTGTTCCTCGCTGCGGCCCAGCGCCATGGCGTTGCGCATCTTCACCGCGCGGCCGATGGGGGTGTCCGACTGGCGCAGTTCGTTCTCGCCGATGATCACGTCGAGCGCGTTGCTTCGTTCGCCACGGTGGACGAATCCCGGAATCAGGATCGGCTCCACACCGCGGGCACGACGCCACTCGTTCGCCAGGCGCGCCGCCTTGGTCCGCTGGCGGCCGATCGCCACCTCCACCTTCCCCGTTTCCGGGTTCTTGCTGATCGCGATGGGCTGCAGCACGCCTTGGTAGTCGATGTTCCGAGCCAGGTTCTCGTCCACCGGCAGGTGCACGCGCTCGTCATACAGCGGCGACGTCTTGTCCGTCACCAGCACCAGACTGTCCGGGTCAAAGAACAGCAGGTTCGTCTTGCCGCTCGCACCGTAGACGGCGGTCGAGTTCTTCGCCATGAGGCTCTCCCCTATGCGTCGACGCGCTTCGCGTCGCGGTATTTCTCGTCCTTGAAACCCGACTGCCACTCCACATGCGCATCCGTTCCCGGCGGCCAATGCGGGTTGTCGTCAGGGGTCTTGCCGCGGCGGAATGCCTCAGCACCAGCTGCGCGCACCTCCGCCCGTGGCATCAGTTCGTGAATCACTCACCCTCCTCCCTGTCTGTCCCAACTTGGCCCAGGTTGGGACACTCTCCGCGGGCCACACGCATTGCATATGCATGCCCCCAGGCCCCAGCCCGTACTTGGTATCCGAGGTATTCGGCAATCGGCGTCCCAGCCTTACCGGCCAGAACCACCATTTGCGCTGCCTCCGCCGTGGAAAGCGCCACGTCGAGCGTTTTCCCTTCTGAATCAGGTGCTTTCGTCTTTTCACTCATGCGGTCTGGTGCGTCCCAACTTGGGCCACTTCGGCACTGACACCCGTCAGCGCCACAGGCAAAGTTCCAACAACGCCACGCAACGCAAGTCGCACAGCACGGGCAAGCGCCATCGAATCCGAATCGAAGCCGCTCATCTGCCGAAACGCCTGCAGCGCTGCGTAGTCCTCGTCTGTGAGACGGGTTTTGACTTCGTTACGAAATTCGGATCGCCGCGACATTTTTTTCATCCTTGGGATGTGGCCTAGCCACGAAAACACGGGGCGCAAACCCCGCAAACATTCTTCTTATTGGTGCGTACCCACAGTCATGAAACAATCAAGCTCTCTGACCTTCTCAACCGCTCACGAAAGGGGCACACATGGAAATCGATCAAGCACGTTCTTCAGCGAAAGATCTGCTGAAACATGTTCTGGAACACCAGACAGGGTTGCTAAGTCATCAAAACGGTGTCCATACTGGAAATGGCGAGGCAGTGGCGAAGTTCTGCTCCGACTTCATCGAGACCTACGCCAAGTACCTGACTACGCGGCAGAAGTAGGCTCTTCCCCAGCCATGGCCGCCGCCAGCCCATCGGCAGCGGCCTGGATCGATTCAGGGTCCGTGCAGCCACCTGCCACAAGGCGACAAAGGGCTGTATTGATCATTGCTCGCTGCTCCATTGGGCTCGTCCCAGACGAAGCATCCACGACCGCTGATGCGAGCTTCACAGACTGGATGACCGTCTCATCCTCGAAGGTCAGATCAAGCGCCGGCTGGATCAGCCACAGTACGAACCTTGCGTATAGCTTCCTCATGGGGGATTCACTCCTTGGGGTCATCGGATGTGCCAGCAAGGGGTTGGGCGTCGTCGCTCGCCTTCATGCGATCGACTGCATCAATCAGTTCGGGCCAGATCAGATGCCAGTCATCGGGGCGAAGCTCCTTCCGAGTGACAGAACCGGCCGTCGCACGCTCTATCGCAACGCAACGTTCAGGAGAAATAGGGCTGGTTCCACCGGTCATCTGCGACAGATACGATGGCGATATGCCGAGCGCCTCAGCCAACCTTGTTGCGGTGCCGCGCCCACCTGCCGAGATGTAGGTTTTGAGATCCATGCCACCGAGTTTAGTCTCCACTAAACCATAGGTCAAGTGAACACTTCTTTATAGTTAACTAAACTTGCGCTATGGACATCAGAGATACCCGCCGGGCACGCCTTCGCATGTGGCTTGAAGGGCGCACAGCCCCAACTAAGGAAAAGAGCTATTTTTCGCAGCTCATCAACGGCACTTCTGCATTCGGAGAGAAGGCTGCAAGGCGCCTTGAGCGCGAATATGGGATGGGAGAGAACTACCTAGATCAGCCGATCAGGGAGAGCGAGGATTCGGCCATTGGTGAATCCACCACGAAAGATGAACATCGAAAAGTTTCCGCAGAAGCTTACAATCTCCCAACAGAGGGGGATAATTTTGAGGCGGGGCCCGACTTAAAATCGAGACCCTACCCAGAGATTTCATGGGTGCAAGCGGGGATGTGGACTGAAATCGGTGAAAATTTTGAGCCAGGGCCTGATCAGCTTTGGCACTATGCGACGGTCGACTTGGGACCTCATGGCTTCGTGCTGAGGGTAAAGGGGTCATCCATGACGGCTCCAGCCGGCGTCGCGCAGTCATTTCCTCATGGGTCACTAATCTTTGTGAACCCGGATCTCGAAGCGCTTCCAGGAAAATTTGTCATCGTTCGTCGCAATGGGAATGAGGCGACGTTCAAAAAATTGATCACAATAGAGGGGGAGATGTTTCTCGAGGCATTAAACCCAGATTGGCAAGACAGATTCATGCGCTTGCACAAGGACGACAGAATCTGCGGCGTTGTTCGGGAGGCACGTATCGTGCTATGACCAAGCTCGGTTGGAGCAAAATGTGAAACTTATGGCGGTATCTCTACTGGTGCTTCTTGCCCAGTCCAGCGCATCGGCACAGGAGACTGCAGGGGCTCCAGAACCGCCTCCTCTTTACTATCAATCTGTGGATTATTCGGTCATGGTTTGCACCAAACCATTGGATTCGGTGGTCGCAAACCAGATCAGTCATGGCCTCGCCTTTGGCGATAGCCAAGCGCACAACGAGTGGCTCACAAAGCAGCGTGCCGACAAGTCTTGCGGGAACCTTGAGCCTGGGAGGCGCTTCATCACATCCCCAGCCACCGCAGTCTACCTGCGCAGCGTCAACAATGTTGCTTGGGTTGTACAGGTTCTAGTCCCTACCACAAAGAAATCGCTGGGGTACGTTCCCCTAAGCGAGATTCGCTTCATTCCCATCCCTTCCCTTTAGACCACTTTCGTGCTGTAGCCAAATTCTCACTGTTACAATTTGGCCGGCCATGAGTTTAGTTTTTACTTTACCTTGCGTTTAGTTTTAACTACACTTCCTCCATCGACGCACCCCAAGGTGCCGCACAGATGGAGGGAGAGATGGCGAAGTACCTCACGCACGAACAGATCATGGCCATGCCCCTGCGCGAGCAGGCAGTGGCCCAGGAAATGGCGCGCCATCGCGCTCGCCTGGCAGATCTGCATAGGGCCGACGCCACGATGGCGCTGCTCGAGGCCGAGCAGCCTGCCCTCAAGGCGCTCGGCGTCACGCTTTATGGTGACCAGGTTGAGCCGGTCTACCGTGAGCGCCACATGCTCCGCGTGTGCGCCAATGACGAACCACGCGTCTACAGAGCGTTGATCGAAATCGGCTTCGTCGAAGAGAGCCGCAGCACCGGTAGCTACCTGATCGTCGTGCTCAAGAAAGGCAAGCTGCGCATCCGCATATTCATTAGCGCCGACTGGCTCGCCCAATTCGACGCCGAAAAGGCAGCGGCTACCCCGTGTGTCGCCGGGAGCGCAGCATGAACGCCGATCAAGCCGTCATGCGCCAGGCCGCGCGCGACAACCAGCAGCAGGAGCTGTTACGCGAACTGCAGTACGCCCACGCGATCATCCTCTGCGCCATCGCCATCATGCCTACCTCGATGAAGAGCGACTGGTTGGCAATGATCGAGCGAAAGGGTGTTCCGGGCGAAGGTACTACCCGCTATCACGAGCGCTCTCTCGTCATCCTCAATGCCACTCTCGGGGCTGCATCGTGAGCCGCCGCGTCGAACATATCCGCCGCATGCTCGGCATCGCCCGCTTCATCGCGGCCGCGCGCGCCATCGCCTTCTGGCTTGCTGTGGCTACTGGCGCGATCTTCCTCGCCGGCCTGCATGCAGCCCTCAACCCGGAATCGCCGGCAGCCATCCTGTGGAGGCAATCGTGACCTTCCGTATCTTCATCAACCGCAAGCTCGCCTATACCGGGGTCTTCCCGACCTGGTGGGATGCCCATGCCAGCGCGATCAACCGTGCCGCCCTCTGTGGGGCTCGCAACGTTCAGGTGAAGTCGGTATGACCATCCCTGACTTCCGCGCCCGCACTGCGGCCGAGAACGCCGCCTTCGCCGAGCGCTCACGACTGGAGCCGGCAGCACAGAGCCGTCGCCCCTATACCGCGCTCGACATGATCCAGGCACTCGATGCTGCTATTGAGCACGGCAAGTTCTATACCCAAGCGGCACAGGATGCGCATACCAGCTTGATCCTGATGCGCGACCAGCTGGCCGACAGCGAACTCAACGGAAAGTGAAATGCTCACCATCACGCGAAAGCATCTGAGCGAAGCATTCAAAGCAGCAAGCCAGGCAGCGCCGTCGAAGTCTCCGATGCATATCCTCACGCATATCCGCCTGCAGGCACATGCAAAGGGTGACAGTCTGACCCTCACGGGCTCCGACGCTCATGTGGTAGTTCAGTCCACGGTTCCAGCGGACATCGATGCCGGCACGGGAAAGATCGACATCTGCCTGCCGGCTGACAAGCTGAATGCCCTCGTAGGCATGACTGCCGAGACGATCCGCTTTACCACCCAAGACAAGAAGGTCATCGCGCGTGCCGGCGCCTGCCGTCTCACGATTCCGGCGCTACCGGGGGAGGACTTCCCCGAGGTCAAACTCGATGGGAAGCCCTCTGCTGTGTTTGATGCGCATGGCCTCACCGACATGATCCCGTCGGTCCTGTTCGCAGTGGCTGGGCTATTTCGCCATGACAAGCCGGTCCTGCGAAATTTATGGCTCGAATGCGATGGCCATTCGGCTCACATGGTCGCATGCGACAGCTACATGCTCGCCGCAAATTGCCTCGCAGTTGAGCCCATCGAATTCGGTACATCCGTGCCGGAGTTTGGGGTGTGCATTCCTGCCGATAGCGCTGACCTACTCGCCAAGGTAGGGGCATCACGCTTCGAGATTCATGAGCGACATGTCGTCGCTAGCCGAGGTGGCGTGCGCATTATCTGCGGACACCAGGGCATGCGCTATTTCGACTGGCGCCGAATGATTCCGCAGCCTGACGAGTTCGTCACCTTCTCGCGCGACGACCTCCTGCAAGTTTGCCCGCTGCACCGAGTCTTCGACGAGAAGGGCGTGATCCGCTTCGAGCAAGACGGGCGGGACTGCGCAATCACGATCACAGACGGGACTCAGTCCGTCGACGCCGATTTGCCGATCACATCACGTAGCGACGAGGCGCATCTGGAGAACTCGTTCGACGGCCCGAACCTGCTCCGACTGCTTGCCCAGGTAAAGACGGAAGACGTTGCACTCTCGTGGTCAAGCAAGCAAGGCAAGGATCTCGCCGTGTACCTGCTGCAAGACGGCAGCTGGCGCGGCATTCTCACTGCCCTTCGCGTGTAACCGAGGAAATCGTCATGACCATCGATGAAATCAAACGCCTGGCTGCGCGAGCTGCACGCCGCAGCGACGTAGCCAAGATGGATGAGCTGGAAATTGCCTATATGAAGCAGGCCGTCCCGCTTACCGTGGCAGATCCGAAATGGGACGGTGAGCGCGCGGTAATCCTCGCCCATCCTATCCGCCTCTTCCGTGGGGCCGGGCCCAACGGCGAGACCCGAGTCATGTGGATGCGCGCAGACGGCGCGATGGTGATGTCCGACATCGAAGGCCAACTGGTGGGCGAACCCGACAACGTCCCCACGCTTTTCCCGCTGGAGGACGCAGCCTAACCGATCAACCGGGGAAAGCGGCAGGACAGCCCCAAGTCCATAAACACCGCGGGAAACCTCCCTCATGTGCAGGAAGCCGCGAGTACCCGACCCTTTTGCAGTGCCACACACCCATACCAGAGGATGATCATGAACGCAGTTACTGCAGTTGAATCGAGCGCAGTGCAAACCACCATCAACCAAGCGGCCGCCGACGCGCTGCAGCCCGGCGATGCCATCGGTGGCGGCTTCTATGCCGGCAAGATCCGGAAGGCAAACGGCGTCCACATCGTCATCGTGTCGCCCAAGGACGGCGGCGAGCACGACAACATCGCCTGGAATTCCTCCCGCGCGTGCGTCGGCGGCGCCGTGAGCTATTTCGACGGCCGAGCCAATACCATGGCGATGGCCGAAGCCGGTAGCGAGATCGCCAAGTGGGCTCTCGGCCTGCAAATCAACGGACTCCACGACTGGTACCTGCCGGCGCGCGACGAGAAGGAAGTCATCTATCGCAATCTCAAGCCGACCAGCGAGAGCAACTACGTCTACCGCTCGGGCGACAACCCCAGCAGCGTACCGGCCGGCTATCCGTACACGGAAACCAACCCGACCCAGACCACTGCTGCCGCATTCCAGGCTGGCGGCATGGAGGCTTTCGACGGCGAGTCCTACTACTGGACATCGACGCAGTCCGAGAGCTACTCCGTCACCGCGTGGCTCCAGTACTTTGGCGCTGGCACCCAGGGCACCTGCCGCAAGGACAACGAGTTTCGCGCTCGGGCCGTCCGCAGCATGCTGGTCATTCAGTAATTTAGTCCTTCATCCATTTCTGGCCGCGCCAGCGGCCATTCGCCTCTCAACTATCTGGAGCAAAAAATGACGCAGCTTGCTGAAAATACGGCAGCCGAGGCCATTGCAACGACGGTGGTAATCGCTGGAATCACACTCTCGCTTGCAGCCGGCGAGATCTATGGCGGCCATTTTCTTGGCGATGAAGGCGGAGCTGGATACCACGTGATCCTGCTCCCCGGCGACGTCTCCAAGACGTGGAAGAAAGCCATGGAATGGGCGGCCTCAGTGGGCGGCGACCTCCCCACGCCAGCCGAGCAATGCCTGCTCCGCGCGAACCGACCGAATGAGTTCAAGCGGGACTATTACTGGTCCAACAAGCAGTCCGAGAGCTCCTCCGGCTACGCGTGGTTCCAGTACTTTGGCTATGGCTACCAGAGCTTCTACCCCGAGAACGGCGAGTTTCGCGCTCGGGCCGTCCGCAGGGTAGCTGCTCAGTAATTCAATCATTCAGCTGCGTAGCGGCCTTCCATTTCGAAAACGCATGGAGCAAGCAATGACGCAAATCGCAGAGAGTGTGTCCGTCGAGGTCGGTGGTGCACAAGTCCTCATTCCCAGGGAAGTCATCGTGAAGAACTGGCTGGCCACCGCGCTCGGCACGCCGGCGCCAGCGTCTCTGCCCGAGCCCATCACGCTGGCGGCGCTCCGCCCGGGTGAACGCTACGCCGGCCTGATCCTTGGCAAGGACGGCGAGCCCAGCTATCACCTGATTCTGCTCGATGGAGAGGCCGAGGATGTCTCGTGGGATGACGCCAAGGTATGGGCCACTACGATCGGCGGTGAGTTGCCGACGCGCCGAGAGCAGTCCCTCCTGTACGCCAACCTGAAGGAGGAATTCCAGGGCGCCTGGTACTGGTCTGGCGAGCAGTCCGAGAGCTACTCCGACGACGCGTGGGGCCAGGACTTTGGCGATGGCGACCAGAACGACTACCGCAAGGACCTCGAGTTTCGCGCTCGGGCCGTCCGCAGATTATCCCTTTAGTCATTCAATGATTTAGCCATGGGCCTGCATACCGAAACGTCCATATACAAGGCAGCGTACGACCTCTTCGATGTCGTGATGGATCTCGCCCGCAACATGCCACGCGACCACAAAGCGCAGTTGGGCGACATGGTGCTGATGCATGACCCGCGCCAAGACGTGATCATGCAGGCGCCGCCGGCGCTCATGGCGCTCGTGCCACCGCATAAGCGCTTGCTGAACCAGCCTACGCACCGCGGCCTACCCATCGGCAACCTGAGCAGCCAGTTCTTTGCCAACGTCTATCTCGACGTGCTCGACCAGCACGCAAAGCATGTCCTCGGCGCGCGGCACTACATCCGCTACGTCGACGACTTCCTGCTGCTACACGAATCGCCCCAATGGCTCAAGGCTGCGCACGATGACATCGAGGCGTTCCTGCCGCGCCGGCTCGGCGCGCGGCTGAACCCGACGAAGACCATCCTGCAGCCGGTGAGCCGTGGCATCGACTTCGTCGGCCAGGTCATCCGCCCGTGGGTGCGTACCACCCGCCGCCGCACCGTCAACGTCGGCGCGCAGCGCCTCTCGCAGATAGAGGCACATGAGGTGCATGCCGCGGCGAACAGCTACCTCGGCCTGCTGCGGCAGGCGACTGGTAGCCATGCCGACCGCGCGCGCCTGACGAAGATCATCCGCTACCGCGGGCATGCCGTCGATTTTGGCCTGACCAAGGCATATCGGCGCTCTACTGCAATGGCTGCTGAGGCCGCCAAATGACACCAGTTGCCGTCCTGACGATCACCGCCCTCGCCCATATCGTGGCCTTTTTGGGCGGGGCCTATGGGAACTACAGGCTGATCTGTAAGGCGATCAGCACGAAAGAGGAATCTTGAGATGAGCGAAGAACAGAAGCAAGCCGCTCTGAGCGCCATCCCGGTGCCGGACTGCCCCACCTGCCGCGGTAATGGCATGATCGGCGGCCCGAGCTACTACGCCCCCGGTGAAGATAGCGTGCCGTGCCCTGACTGCTGGGTGCCCAGCGCTGGAAAGGATGCACGGCCGGCTCAGAACGCCACAGTCCTGCGCGATCTCGCACAAGCCCTGGCATGGCAGTGCTTCGGGGAATGCCGCGGATATTCGGAGCGGCTGCTGTCGCCACGAGAGGCGCTGGAGGCGGCGCGCGATGTGCTTGGCATCCCTGCCGCCCAGGCCACGCCGCAGGCCCAGCCGAGCGACACCGCTGGCCATGCACTGGCCTCCTTGGTCGCCTACTTGAGGGAAGAGGCGGATTTCAATCGCTCTTGGACCGACGGCCGGCGCAGCGATCTCGTGCCGGGTGAAGAATATGCCAAGCGGCGACTCGAACTTGCGCAGCGCGCCGACGACTGGGCGGATGCGGTCGAACGGCTGTCCCGCTACGGTGCCGCGCCGCAATATCACGACAGCACGCCGGGCCTGCACGTCGGCAATTCTTCGTTCGAGTCCTGGTTCAGCGACTACGACCCAGCCGGCAAGGGCGACAAGCAGCGTGCCAGGGATGCCTACGCTGCCGGCATGGGCGATCCGCTGGTGGTGGCCGCGCCGCAGGCCAGAGAGGATGCGCAGCCGATCCCGGCCTTCTATGTCAGCGATGCGGATGTAGCTCGTCTGGCAGACCACCGTTTGGCTGGCATTGGAGCCATGCTGAATAAGGAAGCCGGCCCTGGCATGACAGCCTACTACGCCATCCCGCAGCAGGCCGGCGAGGATGCGCGGCAGGTGGGAAAACTGGTCGTCAACGGGGCGCTACACGAATGGCATCCCGAGAGCGCAGCTTTCGATATGCCGAGCGGCACGCATCCGCTCTACGCCACCCCGCAGCCAGCAGCCCAGGCAGCTCCGGCCGCGCCGCTGCTCGCGAAAGACCATCAGGGCATGCGCGTGGACTACTCCGGCCTGCTCAAGCAGGCGCGCGGGGCGCTCATGCATGGCATCAAGGAGCCAGCGCTGGCCGAGATGATGCGCCAGCTCCATGACCATCTGACCGAGTTGGGACGCCGCTGGTACGCTGGCGACACTGCCGTGGTGGATGATCTGCTGCAACTCTACTGCATCGAGTGCGACACCCGGGCTGCGCTCTCCACCCAAGGAGCCAGCCATGAATAATCCGAACTATCCGGAAATTCCGGACGGCTGGCGGCTGGTGCCGGTGGAAGCGACACAAGACATCATCTACGCGATAAGCGACGCGATCAGGCGGGACGATCCGGTATGGCCCGCTGCGCTCGCTGCCGCCCCCGTGCCGCCGGCCCCGCCGGGCGATGATTTCTCGGGTTGCAAGCCGCCCATTACGCGCATCGCCGGGGTAAGCGCCGATGTGATGAAGCGCGCCGCCGAGGCCAACCGCTCTTTTGGCGAGCCGAGCGCCGGCGCGCAACAGGCGGAGCCGGTAGGCGGATGGGCGCACGCGCTGGAGGAAGCCGAGCGCGAATGCCTGAGCATGCGCTACCAGCGCGATGCGGCGATCCAACGAGCCGAAGCAGCAGGGGCCGCCGCCCTTGCGCCGAGCGCATCGCCTGCGCCGGAAAGCGACATCGCACGGCTGCTGTGGGACGCCGCCAAGGCTATTCAGTGGCACCTGGAACCGAATAGCCCAGATGAGCACGAGGCGCTGATGAAGCGCCTGTATGCAGCAGCGCGAAGCATCATGGAGGAAGCGAGCGCATCGCCTGCCGCGCCGCCTGAACCCACGCTGCCCTACGAGCAAGCCCTGTACGAGCTGATCAACAAGATCGACACCGGCCTGGATACAGGCGACATCCTGGCAGATGCCCGGCGCGCCTCGGCAGCGCTGGACGGCATCCTGGCGGCGGGCGACTTGGTGACGAACGCCTACGATTTTTTCAAAACGGCCGGCGATATGGCCGGGCACTACGAACAGTCGGTGGACTTTCGCATCGGCTGGAATGCCTGCCTGGATGCCATCGCCCACGCGCGTAGCGCCGCCCCGCAACCGAGCGCCAAGGCGCTGACGGATGAGCGGATCCACGAAATAGCGCAGCGGTTCATGAATTGGGATACCGACCGTGAAGGTGAATCGGTTATCGCATTCGCCCGCACCCTCCTGGCCGCAGAGCAACCGAGCGCCAAGGCGCTGACGCTGATCCGCGAGAAGCTGGAGCGGTTTGAAGCGTGCGCGGCAGACGATGAGGGCTGCGATATTGGCCGACACTGGCTTGACGCGCTGACCACCGTTGGATTTCTTTCCCGCATCCAGCGCGCCCCCGCCATGTGGTCGCTGACGCCTGCTGGCGAGGCGGTCCTGGCCGCAGAGCAGCCCACCGAGCTGCCGCGCCACGCGCTGGAGGCATGGCGCGCCGTGGTGCGGGAGCGCCGCCGCCAAATCGCGGAGGAAGGCTGGACGCCGGAGCATGACGACGAGCACGCAGATGGGCAACTCGCCCAAGCTGCTGCCACCTATGCTGCCGCGGCCGCGCTTGACGGCCCAGATGCCTCGGTAATGCAAGATTCCGGCGCCGGCGGCACACCACACCATATCCTCGCAATGTGGCCCTGGGATATGGAGTGGTGGAAGCCGAAGGACCGCCGGCGCAACCTGGAGCGCGCTGGCGCCCTGATCCTTGCCGAGTTGGAGCGCGACATCCGCGCCAAGCAGAAGGACGCCGCAATCGCCAAGGGGGATAGCCATGCCTGACAACATCGACATTGACGCACTGGAGCGCGCCAACCTCGGCAAAGTCGTCCGCCCCGAGGATT